AAAGCTGCGCTTTAATTTTCCAAAATCAAAACTTTTATTTGCCATGTTCTTACCTCTTTTCTATAGCGGCCGCGCGAGTGCAGCCGCTATAATCTTTATACGTTCTGTACTATTTCCTCGTCGAAAATAATGAGCGTGCCCTCTTTGTCCATTGGATAAGCTGTAAATGTTGGCTCTAATGTTGTCTCTGCGTCTGTTGCAAACGTAAAGCTAAAGCCCGCCTCATTCTTTCCGACGATTGTTACTCTAATATCGCCGTCCTCGTCGTCCTCATGCAAAAATCTAATTAGATACTTGTCGCTTTTCTGGTTCTTTAAGCCGCCAATTTTTACAGTACGCTTTTTTGCTGACGTTGTAACTCTTGCTGTTGCGCATAACTTTTCTAATGTTGTGGCGCACCAAGTAAGTAACCCCGCCTTAAGCGTCGCCTCTTCTTTTGTTACTTTAGTTTTCTGCACTACACCTAGGTCGTCTTTAGCTGTATAGCTCTCTGCTGTGTACTCGAGCGACGCACCGCCTTTAATGTGTGCAAGCTGGTTATCCTCTGTCTCTATTGTCGCGTCGTCTGGGATTTCTCCCGTAAATTTAATGCAGTAAAGTTTACCGCTGCCGAGTGTTATTCTCTCGCTATCCATATATTGTTACTGTCCTCTCTTTCTTATTTTTTCGTATATGGTAAATTCGTATGCCGTCTGCACCATATCTTCGCTTTGTATTGTCTCTTGAAATTTGTTAAAGCCTACGTCGTATAATACCTTTTGCTCTACCTCTTTTTCTAAGCTGCTGTCTGCTGTTTTGTCTGTGTAAAGCTCTATAGCCGCCTGTATCGCCTTAACTCCTACTGCGCCGTCGTCGCTTTTGCTTACGTTGTCCTGCGGTGTTATGTATACCAGATACGGCAGCTCGGGTAGTGGTGTCTCTTTTGTCTCTCTGAACTCGTCCTTTGCCAAGGGTAGCCCCAGCGCGCGGGCGCGTTCTATAATTGTCTCTAATCTCATTTGCTCGCTGCTGCCTCTATCCTTTCCTGCAGTGCCTCTATAGCTGCCTGCTCTACAGGTGCTATATGCTGTATAGCTCTAACTCTGCCGCCGTTCCTGCTTGCGTGTCCATATTCCAGCAAGTGGGTTAGCTGGTAGTCTGTCTCGTTATATACAGTATTCCGCTTTGTTCTCCTGTCTGCATATGATTGTTTTTTACGCCAGCCCTTGCGGTAGCTGCCTGTAAGTTTTGGGCTGCTCTTCTTAAGAGAGTCTACAGCCTCTTTTGCTACTTCGTCGGTTATTCGCTTTGTTGCGTCTGCTATTTCTTGGTCGTACTCTGCCAGTGCTTCGGCTATAGCTGTGCCTGCTGTGTTTATGTTCTCGTTACTCAACGCTTGCCCGCCCTCTTTTCTGCGTATAGCTCTAACTTTTCCTCGTTTGGCTTTTTATAGGTCCTGTAAATAGTTAATCGCTGCCCGTTGTACTCTAACTCTGTCTGGTCGTTGTATTCATGCGCCCATACAGTAAATTTATAGCTTGGCTTAATATCCTTAATGCCTGCTGTTGCGTATTCGCTCTGGGTTATGCTGTCCACCTCGCAGCATATAGTTACGCTCTCTGTTTCTGTCGCGTTTAGCTGCGTCTTTAAGGTTATCTCTCCATACATTGTTAGCCCTCGCTTTCTTTCGCGTTGTACTCTCCAGAAAGTGCTAAAGACATCTTAAGAGCGTCGTAGCTCTGCCTGTATTTATCTGCAAGGTTGTTATAGTTGAAGTCTGCTTTTGTAAAGAGCTGTGCAGCTCTAATAATAAGCGCGTCGGTTTCGTCTATCTTTTCCACGCCTGCAAGCTGCAAGTCTTTAAAGCAAGCCTCTATACAACCGCTTATATCGTCCTCGATAATAGCCGAGGCGGTAGACATACGCATACTGTCTTTAATTGCTTTTATTAGTGCTGTCCTCATAGCTGCCCCCTACTCTGCTGCTTTTGCTACGCCTGCCTCTATAAGCTGCGCTGCGCGTTCTTTTGTCACCTCGAACGTGTCGCCCGCGTGCTGTGTAATATCGCGCTGCAAGTCTTTGTATGTCTCTGTTACAGTAATCTTTACTGTTGTGTCCGTTTCGGACACGTTAGCGCCTGCCGCCTGCTGCTCGTTTACTGTCGGCGTGTTCGCTGCTGCCTGCTGCTCGTTTACTGTCGGCGTGTTCGCTGCTGCCTGCTGCTCGTCGTCCTCGTCTGGTACGTCTACCTCTACTGCCGCGATGCGTTCTATAAGTTCTGCCTTTTTCCCGTCTGGACTTAACCCCATACCTTTAGCAAGCTCTCTAAGTTCGTCTACCTTGTACTCTTCCTCGAGCTGCTTTTTATCAAAATGCGTTTTCATTGTTTCGCCTTTCTTTAGCAGGCAGCTTTACGCCGCCCGCTTATAAATTAGACTGCCTGTACTTTCTTAAGTGGTACGTAGCTGCCTTTGTCTACTACCTTGCCGTCTGCTAACATAATGCCCTTTGTTACCATATCGTCGGTGTCGTTGTCCTCATACTTCTTAACGCCCATAGCGTAATTAGTATTAAGCACATAGTCTTTAAAGTTAAACAAAAAGCCTACAATAGAGTTGTTCTCTGCGTTGGCAAAACTTGGTAAGTAATCGCATACGTTTACTGGTCTGCCTAAGAGTGTATACTCTGGCTTTCCTGCAAGCCCATAGTTAATACGTCCAATAGGCTGCCCGTTACTGTCAGTTAAGCCGTAGTAGCTCATATATGTCTTTTTAGACATGCACCATTCGGCGCCCTTTTCGTAAGCAACCGGTAAGTTGCCCTCTGCTGTAATAAGATCTGTGTACGCTGGCTTTGATGTTTCCACCGTCTGCCCCTCGTCGGCTGTTTCTGCTGTAATTCCTTTCGGCTGTCCTGTGCCAGTACCGCTAATAATAGCCTGCTCAAGTGCTTTTGTCATAGCCTCAACAATGTTATTAATTAACAGGCTCTCAAACGCTGTAATAGCCATTGTATCTACTTCGAGCGATACAGCTACGGCGCAGCGCAGCTTGTGATATGCAAATGTTACTGTACCGCTTGTGTCCTGTTTCTGCTTGTCGCTGCCCTTTCCCTGTGCTGTCCAAGTTGCAACCGGCTTAACTGTTGACTTAGGAATAGTTACGCCGCCCTTGTATGCTGTACGTGTTACCTTTGCCAGAATATTACCCACGCTTTCGAGCTTTGTAATGATCTGGTTTAATACGTTCGTCGGGATGACTGCGCCTACGTCTGTTGTCTGGCTTACTGCGTCCTGCCTGTACTCTTTAGGGATTGTTACGCCCCTTGTGACGTACTCCATAAACGCTTTGCGGTACTCCATTGTTTCGTACTTGTTTACTGCTGTACGCTGCTCTGCTCCGCTGCCGTCTGCTGGTGCGATATTTCTAAGTACTGTAGGCGCTGTTGGGTTTCCGTTTACGTCCGTTACTTCTCCTGCTGCGATAGCTGCAAGTAAACTTGTGCGCTGCTCCTGCTGCTGGATGATTGCCGCTCTTTCTTCCTGCAGGTCTTTTACTTCTTTCTCGTAGTTTGCCAGCTCTTCGGCTGTGAGCTGTGCGTCTCTTTCCTCTACATCTTTCTTGATAGCTGCAAGTCTTAATTCGATCTCTTTTAGTCTCATTGTCTTTGTTCCTTTCTTTGTTTTAAATTGTTGCTAAAATTCTTAACATAGCTGCGCGCTTTTCTAACGTCTCCCGCTGCTCTGCTTCGCGTCTCCCGCTTGCGTAGCTGCGTGCCGCTATACTGGTCCCGTCGTTGGCTGGTGCGCTTACCGCGCTAACGTCGTACACCTTTTTGATTTTTAAAATAGTGCGGGTATGCGTCACTCTGTCGTAGCTATCCTCTGCGACTGTAAACGCCCAAGACATTTTTGTTATCATTCCCGCGCTAATATCCTCATACAGTCCCCTTGCTAATTCTGTTTTGCTAAGGTCGGCTGCAATAAGAAGCCCTTTTGTGTCTGCTGTTAATTTAAGCGTATTATTGCTATTACGGGCGTACACTCTGCCCGTGTGGTCGTATTGCATAATTACGTCGCTTAGGTCTGCGCCGTCTAGTGCATGCCTGTCTATTTTTTCGTAGTATTTGTCGCCGTCCTCGAACTCGTAGAGCACGTACGGCGTATCGAATGTTGTAGCATAACCCTCTACGTAAAAATCACTGTTAAACTGTTTTACGGCGGCTGCTGCCGATAAAGGCGCCGCTACGTTTCTGTATTCTCTGTCTTTTACTACTGGCATATACTTACTCTTCTCCTTTCTCGCCTGTCTGCTGCCCGTCGCCTGTTTGCTGCGGCTGTGGCTCTGGCCCTTGTCCTGCTGTCGGCTCTGTTTGCTGCGACTGCTGCGTTATAATTACTGGCTGCGGTTCTTTGTTGTGTTTGTCCAGTTCGCTAACCTCTGTGTATTCTTTTCGTATGTAGTACTTGTCGCCGTCGTCGACGTGCGCCATGTTCCATATGTCCATAACCCCGTTACGATTAAGTAAGCCTCTGTCGAATAGCTGCGTACTTACCTGTAGCTTTGTGTTATTGCTGGCGTACTGTAGTCTGTTTGCGCTAAATGTAATAGCGTTGCCGCGTGCAAGTTTTTGTGGTGTAAGTGACATATTTGACATTACAAGCGATAACTGTATAGCGAATGGCTCTATTTTCCCCTCATAGTAAGCGTTCCAAGTGTCCTCATTGAATTTGTTTTGCAATATGTCCATATTAGTGCCAAAATGCGTACATACATTTTCTTGGATCTGCTGCATCTGCAGCGCGTTCGGCGTATATGGTTTGCTTTCTACTGGCTTAACGTCGCTAAACTTGTTATCGTATATAATCATTCCGCTTTGGTTGTCGCTGCTTAAGTTGTCCTGCGTAAATCTGTCGCGCTCTTTTTTAATATCCTCTGGCTTAAGCATATTTGCCACTTTTGCCAGAAAGCGTATATTTGCCGAGTTCTTTACGGCGTTAATAATACCCTCGTTGCTCGTCTGTATGAGCTGCATAGTTGGTTTCATTGTCTTGTTATCTTCGCCGAAAATGTCGTCTTTATATTGGTGCGTCGTCAATATTCCGACGCGCTCAAACTCAATAGCCGCGCGCTCCCCGTTTCCAAACGTATAGCGCAAAAAAACTTGCTTTTGATATTCTATTATTTCGCAATTCTGCGGCAGTAGTGGGTACCAGCCCGCAAGCTGTCCGTATCGGTCCTCTATCGGTATAATAAAGGCTGTGTGCTCGCACTCTAATATGGTCGCCACTCGTGCTATAAACTTTGTCGTATCCATAAACGCGTTGGGTTTAAACTGTAATGTATGCTCTAGGTTTTTAAGTGCGCTGCCCTCTACCTCTGGCTTTAGCTTGCTACAATGCGTAGCAAAGCTATTAATTGCCGTGCGGGTTAAATCCATTTCATATACGCCGCCGTCGTAGGTAGAGAATACAGGACTATAGCCGTTAAGTAGCTTAAAGTATTCGCCTATTATTTCTTTGTTTTTTCGTCCTTTAAAAAGGTAATCAAAAAGCCCCGTTTTTCTCACTCCTTTCTATGCTGCGTTTTTAAGCAGCTCGCCCAGCTCCGCGTTGTATTTCTGGCGTACTGTCATAGCGTCTATTACGCTTACAAAGCCGTCTATATGTGCGCGCTGTTCTATCTTTATAGGTCTAAATTTTCTTGTTTCTAAATTCTGCTTAAGCGCCACGTTTAAGAAGTGGGACTTAAGTAAGTTATTGCTTGCAATCTTAAAGTTGCCGTCTTTAATAATTCCCTCAAACTCTCGTATAACTGGCGTTAAGTTCTCGCCCTGGTATACGTCGTCGGTGTGGAAGCCGTACGCCTTAAGGTCATCAATTAAGTACTGGGCGCTGTATCTGTCGTAGCCTATCTGTAATACTCGTATGCCGTATGTGTTAAGCAGCTCTACATACCAGTTAAATACGTCTTTGTAGTCTACGTAGTTGTCGCCGGATAGCGTAAGTACGCCTTTTTTTACAAATACGTCATAAGGTACGCCGTCCGTTGCCTGTAGGCTTTCGAGTCTGTTACGCGGCATAAAGAATTGTGTAAACGCGTGTAGCGTTCCGTCTTTTTCGACTACGATACTTGCGGCTGTTAAGTCTGTTGTCTGGCTTAGATCAATGCCGCCCACTGCGTAGCAGTCTCTAAAGTCCTCTAGCGTGCTTTCTTCGCTTGCTTTGTCTACAAGTGTGTATTCCAGCCACGCAACGCTACTATTTTGCTTAATATTGCAGTATTTTGTAAGAAACTCTGCTTTTTTGCTTAAGCTACCCTCTGCTACTGCTATTTCGTCTTTAAAGAAGCCCTCTTGTACGCTTACGCCCATATTCGGGTTAGCTTTCTTTAGTTCTGTTATATCGTTCCATTTCTCTACGTCGTCTATGATGTATAAAAATGGCAATAGCCTGCGCTCTTTACTGCTGCCCTTTAAAAAGCTGGTGGATCGTTTCATTAACTCGTCGTAGATACTGTCGTTAATATAGCCTGCTGTAGATATACTAAGTATCATAGGCTGCCGCCTTGCACCCAGCGCCGACTTCATAACCTCATATTGTTTTAAGCCGCCGTCGCCGCTCCACGCTGCCATTTCGTCGCATATAACTAGCTGCGGGTTAAAGCCGTCACTTTTCTTTGCGTTAAATGCAATAGGCTTAATAGTCGTGTTAGTCTCTTCTAGGTAAATATCGCTGCGCCTCTTTTTAGCAAGCTCTTTTAACTCGTCCTCTGCTTCTACCATTTTGTAAAAAGCGTCGTAAACGAGCGCCGCTTGGTCTAACTTCGGTGCTAAACAATAAATCTCTTGCCCGTACTCCGGCTCGAGGTACGCCATATATGCAATAATGGCGCTTGCAAATAAACTTTTGCCGTTTTTTCGTCCAATAACTATAAAAATTTCGCGAAAAATTCTTATATTTTGGTCGTCTACAATACCAAACATGGCGCATACTATAGCTTTTTGCCATAATTCCAGCTTTAATAGATCGCTGCGGCCTTTGCTGTGGTGACAAAAATTTTCGATAAACTTTATTGCCTTATTTGCCTTTTTTGCATTGTAAAAAAACTCTTGTTTTTCCAACCCGTCTACAAGTATTTTGTAAATTTGTTTTATCCATTTACCCGCTACGATTTCGCCGCTTGTAATCTTTGCGTAATACTCGTAAATGTAATTTTTATATGGCACTCTGTGGCTATTCCTCACGCAGCAGGGCTAGCTTGCTTTTCTTGCGTTCTGCTGCTGGTACAAGCTCTGTTAATTGCTTTATAACTGCCGTATAGTTCTTACTTAGCGCTATATAGGTGTCTGCCTCTGCGCTGCGCTTTTCGCCCCACTGGTTCGCGCCGTTCTGATACTCCGCCGTCCAGCCGTTTTTCTGTATGCTATCCTGCAATATATCGAGCTCGACAGACATAAAAGCAGCCTTTTCGATAAGCGGCGTAACAAGTTTCTTTTTGTTTTCGTCGAGGTTCTTAAAAATGCCTTTAAGTCTGGTTTTTTCTTTCTTAATTTTCTCGTCTTTCGTGTACTCTTTCTTTCCTGCCATATCTTCGCCTCACTTCTCGCACACCACACCCCCTACACCACGTACGCGCGCCCCTGTAGAGTTTTTTTAGACTCCACCCCTCGGTCTCCGCTGGGCTATTCAAAATTTTTGAATAGGGGGGATATGCTCGCGGCTACGTCTGTATTACGTTGCCGTCTGCGTCGAATTTGTAGCGGCGTGTATCTGCTGCCGCGTGGTGTTCCTTGTTGTGGCAGTCTTGGCATAACGCCTCGAGGTTATCCCAGTTAAGCGCTATGTCTGCGTTGTTTATGTTTCGTTTGGTTAAGTAGTGCTTATGGTGTACTACCTTTGCAGGCTCGCCGCAGCGCTCACATAAGTAATGCTGCGATATAAGATAAGCCCGCCGTGTGTCTATCCAGTCCTTGCTGTGGTAGAACTCTTTAGCCCATTCTTTCATAGCCCGCCTCTCTTTGTTTTGCCTAGCGTCCTAGGTTTCATACGCTAGGCTAGGAGGCTAGAAAAATGCAATAAAAAAGAGCGGCTAACTAATGCTGCTTAAGTAGCTTAGCTTTCCGCTCTTTCTCACGCTATCATTTTACCGCAGGCAATACCCCACGTAAACCCCAGCTTTTTACCACGCTTTTACTACTGTGCTATAGAGTCCTCGTCTATTCCCCAGAGTAGTACGCTTAGCTCGTTTATTATCCCGCTTATCCAGCGGCGCGGCGTGTTCTTTCCTGTGTTCAATTCTTCGGCTATGTCCGCATAGTCTAAGCCCTGCATAAAGTATAGCTCAAATGCTTTGTATTCTACCTCTCGCCCCTGCTGCTGCCTGCGTCTTTCTATCTCTTCTACCGCCTTGTCTATGTGGTCCAGCATTAGTATGGTTTTGAAGCGCGTGCGGCGTATGCTGCGCAAGTATGTTGCCTGCTGCTCTTCTGTTAATTCTCCCTGCTGCTGTAGCTGCGCAGCTTCGCTCACTGCGTTGTCCCTGTGAAAAACTGCGTCTCTGTAGCACCTCATAAGGCTAAATGTGTCGTGGTATTTATCCGCTTTGTGTTTCTTCCGTTCTTCTCGTTTGTATACCTCTACGCCTTTTTTTGCGGCCGTTGTTATCATCTGCTCTAGTTCGTCCTCGTTTAGCCTTATTTCGCTCACTTTTAATTACTCCTCACTTTCTGCTGCCACGTTGTTTTTAATTAAATGGGATCTCGTTGTCGTAGCTGTCTGGTATGTCCATAAAGCCGCCGTCGTTTGGTGCTGGCTGCGGTCTGCTGCCTGCTGCCTGCTGTCTCTGCTGCGCCTCTGTTTTTGTCTCTCCAAAACTTACGCTATTTGCCAATACTTCGGTGTAGTAAATTTCTTTGCCGTCCCTGCCTGTGTAGTGCCCTGTTTTAATTTTTCCAACTAGCTCTACTTTGTTGCCTTTCTGTAGCCATTTCTCTACCCATTCTGCCGTTTTGCCAAGTGCGCGTATATTAATAAAATCCGTGCTTTTGTAATCGTCTACCGCCAGCGTGAAGCGCGCTATTGCTACGCTGTTATTTTCGCCGCCGTAGCGTACGTCTGGCTCTTTTGTCAATCTTCCGCTTAATGTTACGTTGTTCACTTTTTGCCCTCTCTTTTCTTTCTGTTGTATTCCTGTAAGTATTTTATTTGTTCCTCGTCCTCTGCCTGTCGCTTTTGTCTGTCCGCTAGTTCCTTTTCTTCTCGTCGTTTCCGCTTTGCTATAATCTTTTGTGCTTTCTTGTGGATCTTACAATTTTCGCAATACTCTATGTTGCCGTAAGAATGGCAGCCGATACACTCGCGTACGCCGCCGTTGTCGTCTACCTCGATTGTAAACAGGAAACGTGGAAAGGCTAGAATAAATCCCACCACAACCGCTAATATGCATACCGCTGTCGCGATTATGAACGGCGCTATTGATATGCCCGCCACAAGCGCTATTGTTTTAAATATTTCTATTGCCGTCATTCGTTGCCCCTTTCTATTCGCTCTGCTATGCTTTGCGCCGCGTCTGCTGCCGCTCTAAACCCGTTACTTAAGCCTCTGTATATCTCCGCAATAGCCCTTGCTATTGTGTCGCCCATATTTTGTATTGCTGCCGTTATGTCGTTTGTAGTTACGCTTGTATTTCTCATAGCCTTTTTAAGTGCCTTTGCCTGCTGCCGCTTATCGGCTTCAAACGGCGGGTTATGCCCGTGCCGCTTTTTATAATTCTTTTTCCATTGTCTGTAATTCATGTATTACGCCTCACTTTCGCTTAAAAAGCCTTTTATATCTGTCTGCCCGTCTATTTGTGTGTCCGTTTCGGGCACCTTAGTAACCTTTATGCCGAGTATGCAGTAATCCTCTTGTAAGCCGCTGTGATCTTCCAGCATATATACTATGTCTGCCTCTATGTACCTGCCTGTCTCTTTGCCGTCGGCATACTCGTTAAGGCGTAATGCGTCGCCGGTCTTAAAGCCTCTGTCGTTCTTTCGTAGTTCAAAGCTCTTTTTTCCTGTCGCTACGTCCTTAAAATACATAGCAGCTAGCTTAAGCTCATGTACTTTCTGCTCTTTTGGCTGTAGTACCCTGTCTAATGCTGCCTCGCGGTCTCTGGTCTGTAGCGTTTTCTGCGTCTGCTTATCTATTGCCGCCTGCTGCTCGTCGTAGCGCTGCTCGTCCGTCTTTTCTGCCTCTGCCTTGTTAATATACTCGTCGCACTTTTCGCACGTTCCTGTTTTTACGTTGCAAGTGCTGTAATTCAAGCAGCTATAGCATAGGCTCGTAACACTTTCTGGGTGCGGCGTCCTGTAATCGTCGCCCGCTTTCTTTTCTGCTACCTTTGCGGCTATCTCTTTTGCTCTTATATCCTCGCCTGCTGCTGCCTGCTGCGCTATCTCCTTTTGTTCGTCCTCGTCTAGCTTGCTTGTCTCGTATGCTGCAGTTATGCCTAAGTTACCCGCCTTAAATTGCTCTTTGGCTTCCGGCGTAAGATTGTTGTTAATCTGCTCCATACGTCCTACGTTTGTTGCGCTCTCGCCCAGTACGTCGGCTATTAAGCTGCGCAGGCGCCCTTGTATTTCTAAGCCGTCCTCGTCTCTGGCTCTTATAAGTGCCTTTTTTAATCTTGCTGCCTGCTCTGTCTTTTCGTACGGCGTAAGTTCACGATTAAATGCGTTGCCGACTAATAAGCTAAGCTCGAGGCCTGCGGGTGTTATGTCTTTGTAAAGATAGCGCACGCTCTTATACTGCTCGTAGCCTCTGTCTATAAGCAGCCTGTTAGCCTTGTTTCGTCTATGGCCGCTTATAATTTTATATTTGCCGTCTATTCTGCCTAATACTGTCGGCTGCTGCTGTCCTACGGCAAGTATAGCGTCTGCCAGCTCTTCTATACTCTCTTGACTGTAAAAGTTGCTTTCTGTTTCCTCTACGTCGTACGGGTTTAAGTATATCTCTGTATACTCTGTTACTGCTGCTACCTTTGTGTCTGCTTTGCTCTGTGCGTTTAATATATCCATAAAGCTAAACTTATTTGCTGCCATAGTTTTACGCCTCTCTTTCGTCCAGATACTTTGTTATCAGTTTTTTATAATCCTGCGCTGCGCCGCAGCGTGGGCTATACTCGTATGCCGCTTTATTAAAAAACGTGCTTTCTGCTGCCTTGTCGGTGTAGCGTATCTGCCCCAGTATTTTAACTTTGCTTTTCTGCTGTAGCCATTCCAGCCCCGCTATGTTCGTATCATTGTTTTTATACATCGTCACAAGTGCGCCGAGTAGTTCTATGTCTGGGTTAAGCTGCTTAGCGTCCTGTATCTGCTCCGCTATAATGTCCAAGCCCTCTAGTGCCCACTCGTCTATTTTTACGGGTACTATAACCTCGTCTGTAATCTTTAGCGCTGCTATTACGTTAAAGGCTATGTCTGGCGGGTTATCAATAATCATATAGTCGTAGTAGTTGTTTATTGTGTCTGTGAATGACAGATCTAAGTCGGTAATAGGCGTATGTATTAATTTGTCGTATGCGTCTATCTGGCTGCCGCTGCAGCCTGCCATTGTCCATACTGCCTGCATAAGTGACATATTAGCCGTTATTATATCCACGTTGTTATACTGTGGGTGCTCTGTTATTAACTCTCTTAATGGGTTCTTGTATTCGCCTAACAATGCTTTAGCCGCTGCGCACTTTCCCACTGCCTTGTATGCCCCTGCTGCCTTGCTTAAATTGCCCTGTTTGTCGTTGTCCAGTAGTAATACTGTCTTACCTCTCTTTTGCAGCTCGTAGGCTATGTTGTATGCCGTGTACGTTTTTCCTACGCCGCCCTTAAGGTTAATAATGCTTATTACTTTCATAGTTTGCCTCTCTTTCTCTCCGTTGGTTCTGGCTCTTTTTATCTATCTCGGCTACGCGTTCCCTTAATACCCGTATTGCAATATTTAATGCCCTTGCGTAGTCGTTATAGTCGTCTCGCGTTCCTGTAAGTACTTGTAATGCCTCTGCCTCTGTCATTTGCGGCATGTATCTGCTAGTCATATTGCCGCCTTTCTTATGTCGCAGGCATTACCCCGCTCTGCGCTGTCTCATTGTCTGCACTCTTTAAGCCGCCTGCTGCCGTTTCCAGCTCTAGGTAGTTTATTAACTGGTCCGCTGCCTGCTGCCAGCCGTAACACACTACCGCTAAATAGCTCTGCTCGTTTAAGCTGCTTAGCCATTTCTTTTGTAGCTGCGTTGGTTTATTGCTGCCTACTTTAAGCTCTATGTATAGCCCATTGTAGCCGCCGCGTGCTACCGGTAAGTGTAAGTCTGGTACGCCAGCCTTTACGCCCTGCCTCTTTAGGTTGGCTGCTGTACGTGCATCTCGCTTGCCGCCGTTTGGTATGTGGTATAGCAGCTCTAGCTCTGGGTATCTCGCGTACTGGTACTGCGCCCAGTTAAATAGTGTCTCTTGCGCCCCTGCCTCGTTGTCAATTCTCACGTTTCGCATATAAAATCGCCTTTCTTGCTTTATTCTAGCTGTATTAGCCTATATCGGTAATAGCCGTAGCCGTAATACTCGGGGCTTACTGTGCCCTTTTCTTCGCTGCCTTTTTCCACGTAATAGCCTGCTGGTGCTTTTGCCTCGCAGCGATACCACGAGCGAGCAGTCACGTACTCGTACTCTGGCTCTGGGTGTACTAAGTTCTTACTTGCCGCCCAGCGCTTGCCCTGTAGTCTCTGCTCTGGTGCGTCCTGCATGTGTCTATCTGTGTATTTGATAAAATACGCTGCTAGATTCCCGTATTGTCCGCTGTCGTCTAGCGGAAATACTTTAACTCGGTTGTGTCCCTCGTACGCTTTATACCATGCCTGCTGCAACAGGTTTGTATCTATGTGGTTTACTACTAAGTGGTGGTGTCTTGCGCCTTTCTTGCCTATCTCCATAACGTGTATGTATTTAAACTCTAACCCAGCTTTTTTATACAGTTTTCTACACTCACGTAAAAATACTTGTATATCTTTTTTCATTTCCTCGCGTGTTCTGTCTGGCTCTCCCTTATGCCTTATGTAATCTAATACCAAGTGGTAATCCCCATAAGCAAAGTTAGCGTTCATTAAGAGCCTTAACTTTCTCTCTGCCTGTTTAGTATTTACTCTTTTTTGTGCCTCTGGTGTAGGCTTTACTTTGTCTTTTCTCTTTGCGCCTTTTTTGTTTAGTCTGAACGTATAGAAATATTCTACTTCTATCGTCTTGCCTGCCCTGGTAGTCCTCTTAACATACGGCATATATCTTTACCTCACGTATATATATTTTTGTGTATCTCTGTCGGTAAGCTAATACTTTTATCAAGTGTTTTTACGGGCCGCCGCCCGTTATTCCCCTTGCCTTTTTGCCGTATGCAACGTATAATATAAACGTAGTAATGCTATACGCTTCGGCTATAGCTTAGTGCCTATGATATTGCAGTATCGTAGGCGCTTTTTATTATGTCTTTTTATATAGCGCCCTGTAAGCGTACAGGGCGTATTATTTATATTTATCCTATTGCACAAGCGGGCGCGCAGCGCATAGAGTAGTGCGCGCTGCCGCCGTGGACGCTGCCGCTCGAGTGCACGCACCACGCACCGTACGAGTAGCCGCGATAAGCGCTACGGGTTCTATGCCAGTCGTTAAAGTCGTCCTTTGCGTGCTTGGCTGCTCTGTATGGCTTGTCTTTGTAATACTCGTATGGTGTGCTTTTAGCGTTGTACTCGTCTACAGATAACAAGAAAAACGTATCCACTGTCTTTCTGCCGTTTGTGTTCATTTTAGTAACTGGTATTGCATACTCGGCCAGCTCTGCGTAGCGTGCCGCGTATGCTTCGCTGTTAAGATACTCTCTAAGCTCGCTTGTTTCCCAGTCGTTAGAGCCGTAACGTCCCTTTGTATCAAACGGGTGTTCCTCTATAAGTTCATGCGCCTGTATAGTAACTGTATGCTTAAGCTCTTTGGCTGCTGGTGCGTCTACGTCTATGCCTATTACGTCGTATGGTACTGCTGCGCCGTCAAAATCAATATAGATCTGGTCGCCTGCTGTCAATACTTCCGCAGCTCGTCCCTCTCTTATAAACTTTCTAAGCTCTTCGAGCGTAACGCTCTCTGTTAATATTGTCTTTTTTATCTGCATTTTTCCACTTTCCTTTCTTTGTGGGTGCTGTATATGCACGTATTCTTATACTTGCACTCTGGGCTACATTTACTTTTGTCCGTAAAGCAAGTGTCGTGTATGCCTGTTATTGTCCTAGTCTGCATGTTTACGCCTTTCCTATTGCATATATTGATACCTCGTACGCTGTCCGCTGCTCTTCCTGTTGCTCGCTTATGCGTTTAGTGTAGGCTCTGCTCTGCAGCTTTCCTTTTAAGGTTACGTGCTCGCCCTCGTGCCATTCCTTAACCATAGCTGCGGTATCGTTCCAAGCGATACACGGGATATAGCAGCCGTGTAAGTCTTTTAGCCTGTTTTCTACAAGTATGCTTATGTCGCTTATGTGTTTGCCTAGCGGCGTCTCTCTGTATGTAATGCCGCTGCCGAGTGCTCCGCTTAGCTGCACCTCGTTTTCATAGTTCCAATGCTCGCCCGCGATCTGCTGCACTGTCTCTGCCAGCACGTATACAAGTACTTTCCCTGTTATAAAGTTCTTGTAAGCCTGTAGGCTGCCAAGTACCATAACTGGCGTATTTACTTCGATACTGTCTACATTATCGCCCTGCGAGTACACTATGGTCTCGTCAAGTGCTCCGCTGCGTCGTTCGGTAATGACTGTAAGCTCGTAGCCGTTAAATGGCAGCGTGTTAATGTTATCTACCTTGTGCAGTTCCTTTAATATGCCCTGTAGTGCTACTGTGTTGTCTGTCTCCACGTTTCCGCTCTCCTTTCTTCTATTTTTATGTCCGTTTCGTCGGACGATACGCCCCGCAACCCTCGAAAGTTGCATATACAGCCCTGCGGCTGCTGCTTTGCCTTTAAGCTAGAGGCGTTTATATGTAAATGTCGTAATACATATCTAAGCGCATGTCGTCCGCTATGTACTGCGGCGTGCTCTCTTGGTCGAGCGGTGGCATAAGTCCCAGCTTGCGCCAGTCTTTGTGTGCTACATCCAAGTGCGCCCTAAAGTCCGTTACTATCTCGTCGCCTGTAAATCCTCTTTCTTTGTAGTGCTCTTTGATGTAATAGCCCCAGTCTGTAAACACTACGGCGCCGTCTTTTATCACCCTTACGCGTTCCGACGAGCTTATAATTGCTACAAACGCGCTTAGTGTTACTTGCTGCATTTTTCTTATCTCTCTTTCATTATCTTTATTTTTTTAGCCCTGCTGCCGCCTGCTATTCCCTCTAAGCGCAGATACGGCGGTAATACTATTACGTTGCCCTTGTTTAGCTGTGCCTGTATCATTCGCTTTAAATCCGCGTAGGTTTCTTGCTTGCATACCATTTTGCAGCTAAATATAAGTGTTAAGCCTTTTGCGTCTTTCTTCTTTCTCTGTCTCTTGTTCATTCCCGCAATTCCTTTATTTCTTTCTCTAGCTCTTCTACTGTTACGCCCTGCCGCCTAGCAAGTGCAGCCGCGCTTATGTTATACGTCCATATTGACGACATTTTAATAGCATCGCCTATGTCTAACTTCCCTTGCTGCATCCCTATGCGGACAAACTGCGGGCTGCATCCCATAATAGCGGCTGCCTCTGCTGGTTTAATCTTTACTGCCTGCATATCCTGTTACCTCGCTGTATTCTGCTGTGCCTGTGCCATAGCAAGTACGCCCTGCGAATAAACCGCAACTATATTGCGCTTATCCTCTGGCAATTTTGCTACTTCCTGCATAAGCTCGCTGAAATTTTCTAAGCTCTGCTGCTCTTCCGTTCTCTCTAATGTCTGCTGCATACTGTTTTACCTCTCTTTCTTCTTTGTCCTTAAACTTTCGTCTGATAAGCGCTGCATAAGTTCTACTACCGCTGTGTATTCCAGCTCTAATACTTCCTGCTTATGATCCTTTGCTTTGTGTTCCTGCGTATATTCCTTTATGCGCTGCTCTATATCGTCCAGCGCGTCGTAGCAGCACTCTATACGCTGCTGCTTTATTTTCTTTACTTCTGGCAGCTCTACGCCTGCGTCTGTAAGTATTTCTCTAATCCGGTCTACACTTACGGCATTTAGCTCGGCCAGTATAGTAATACTTGTGCCACGCCTTATGTATCTGTCTGCTATCTCGTTTTGTGTCATATACATACGCTGTTATTCCTCGCCCGCTTTGCTGTGTAGTGCTATGAATTTCTCTGTTATCTTCTTTACCGCTAAGTACTCTTTTTTAGTAATACGCTGCCGTACTGCCTTGCCGTGCTTTTTATACTCTCTGCTTTCGCGCAGCATGTAATATCTGTCGTACTCTACGTCGTGCTCGTATTCTGTGTAGTTGCAAGTAATCTCGTGCGCACGTACCCAGTATTTAACTACGCCGTCTTTGTCTTTTACCATATTTGCCATGCTTGCCCCCTAGTCGTTAAAGCCTAACCAGTACTTTACGCTCGTGCCGTCGCTGTAGTAGTACTTTTCGTATTGCTCGCCGTCCTCTGCGTACTGCTCTCTGTATACCTCTACTACTTTGCCCTCGTCGAAGTTCTTTAAGTTAATCTCTGTTACAAGCCCACAAAGTCTTGTGTAGTAGTGATCTGCGCCCCATTGTAACGTACGTGCTTCTATCTTTGCGTTATACAGCTCTTGCAACTCTTCGTGTGTGTATGGTTTTCTCTCCTGCTGTCTGTATGGCTCTAGCTGCTGTATGCCACAATGGTATACACACGGCGGGTGGGCTTTTTGTTGCTCTATTGAGTCCGGCTCCGGTTTATTAAAAAGGGCCTTAAAGTCTATGTTTTCCATATGTTGCCTCTCTTTCGTTAGTCTGCTGCTGTATATATCTGCTGTAACTGTATCTCCATATCTCGCCAGAACTGGGCGTTGCTGGCTGCGTTCTTAAACTTAGGTGCGCCGTTCTCGTCCGTTTCCTGTGCCAGCTTTTCCCACGCCTCAATCTCGCCCTTTCTGTAGTTCGTAGTCATTAAGATATAGCACTGCAGCGTACTACATAACTCGTTGGTAAGCGTTACTGCTTTCGACTGCTGCTCCCAGCTTATAGCCTCTGTGTTGTCGGCTGCTGCCTCTGTGCTGTCGTCTACGAGCTCTGCTCTCTTTGTAACTGATATCGCATAAAAAAGCCTGCTGCCGTCCTCTGATACTAAAAACTCTTTACGTAATTTGTATGTTTCTTTTAAAACGTAGTCTTTGCACCATATTGTTTTGCCGTCTATATATATGTGGGTGCTTTCATCCTCGAGCTCCGCGTTATTTTCCAAGTACTCTATAAACTCGGCTACTGTCATTTTGTCTATGAGCGCCTCTGTAGCTCTCATAAAATTAACTCTGTATCTGTTGTCGTTGTCGTTCTTAAATCTCATATGTTACCTCTCTTTCGTTGTTGCACCTCTCTATGCTATATTTAATATTCTCTCTGGAGTCAGTTATTTATTGGCTGGCGGCTCTTTTACTGTTGCTTTGTTCTTATAAAGTTCCCCGTATCTTGCTGCAAAGCAATTTTCTAATTCGCCTATCGCTGCGTTAAGCGCTCCGCGTGCCTCTTCTACCTTGGCTATTTTGCCTAAGATATTGTCGTCTGCTACGTCTAATGTTATTTCTAACTTTGCCATTGTTCGCCTCTCTTTCTTATATCCCGCAAGTACTGTTATTTTGTTCGAGCATTTCTTTACTCTGTACACATTATATTGTACATAGTACAGCTTGTCAATACTTTTTATTCATTTTTCTTTACTCTGTATAGTTTTTGTGTTATTGTAGTCTTGGAAATAAAAAGAAAGTGAGGTGTAAATATGAATGAGCGTATAAAAGAGCTGCGTAAAACGCTTGGGCTAAGTCAAGAGGCTTTCGCCGAGCGTTTAGGTTTAAAAGGTAGTGCCGTGTCTCACTTAGAAAGTGGGCGCCGTAATGTTACTACCCAAAATATTAACGCTATCTGCCGTGAGTTCGGAGTTAATGAGGAATGGCTACGTACTGGCAACGGATCTATGTTTGAGGAAATGAGCCGCGCAGAAAAGGCTGCGCAAATTGTCGGCGCAGCTCTTGGCAGTGGCGATGAGTTTATACTTAATACATTTATCGCGTTAGGGCAATTGTCCCCTGCAGAGTGGGAACTTATTAAGGAATTTGTTGATAAGATTAAGTCTGATAATTAAATAATATTACAAAGGAGATGTTACATATGAGAGATAGTAAAGGGCATAGTTTATTAACTTTTCCAAATGATTATACCGTAGTTGATATTGAAACTACAGGCTTATCGCCAGAGTACGACGAGATAATAGAAATATGTGCATTTAAGTATCGCGGTAGTGAACTTGTAAACAAGTATATTACACTTGTTAAGCCGGACCGTGAGGTAAACGACTTTATTACGCAGCTTACAGGCATAACAAATAATATGCTTGCTAGTGCTCCAAGTGCTGTAGATGTTATGCAGCCGTTATATGACTTTATCGGCTCTGATATTATAGTCGGTCACAATGTTAATTTTGATATTAACTTTTTATATGACTATTGCACCCGTATTTTATCTAAGCCACTCTCTAACGACTTTGTAGACACTATGCGCATTGCTAGACTTTTGCATAAAGAAAATAAACATAATCGCTTATCTGATTTAGCAAAGCAGTATAATTTATCTTATGAGGGCGCGCATAGAGCTGGCTTTGACTGTGCATTGACTAATTCTATATATGAAATATTTAAGAGAGAGTGTGCGGACGGCGCAATAGAATTAAATGCTCTTGCTAAACATTCGCAAGTAAAAGCTGCTGACATCAGCGCTACAGTTTCAGAAATTCCAGCAGATAGCCCGCTACTTGATAAAGTAGTTGTATTTTCTGGCACGCTTGAAAAAATGCTGCGCAAAGATGCTATGCAGCTCGTGGCAAATATGGGCGGTATAAATGGCGATAATGTTACAAAGAAAACTAATTATCTTGTTCTAGGCAATAACGACTATTGCACCACTATAAAGAATGGCAGGAGCGGCAAACAAAAGAAAGCCGAAGAATATAAGTTAAAAGGTTATGATATAGAGATTATCCCGGAAAGTGTATTTTATGATATTGTAAATATCTCTTATACACCTGCTCCGCAAGCCCCAGCCAGTCAATTGTATAAAGATTTTTCTTTAAGTGACAGAGAGGTAGAAGTTATAGAGATTGTAAAGTCCTTTATTTCTTCAAGCGAACTATATCCCGATTTTGGAATAGCGCGCCGTAGCGACAATTATATATCTTTGTTGTGTGGCGAAAATGATTTTATGCGTTTTAAGGCTTCGCCGCGTGCCTTTTGGGTATCTTTGCGGCTACCCTTTGCTCTTGCAGCTGTCTCTTATACACATCTCCGAGCCCACGAGACACTGAGCGATCTCG